ATTTAGGTAGTACTCTAATTGCTTTAATATTTAATGGTGAATGTTTTGAATGGGATTCTAATTTAAATAATGCAACAACAACAAGAGCTAAGATTATTGCAGGAGCACCGACAGCATCACGTGACATGTTAGTGTCAACTCCTGATAGACACTTAGTATTCTTTGGCACTGAAACAACTATTGGAGATAAAACTACACAGGATGATATGTTTATAAGATTTTCTTCTCAAGAAAATATAAATGACTATCAACCTACAGCAACCAACAGTGCCGGTACACAAAGACTGGCCGCTGGATCACGGATCATTGGTGCTAAACTTGGTAGAAATGCAATTTACATTTGGAGTGATACTTCTTTATTTACTATGAGATTTGTTGGAACTCCTTTTACATTTGCTTATGAGCAAGTTGGAACTAACTGTGGTTTAATTGGTAAAAACGCAGCCGTTGAAGTTGATGGCGCTGCTTACTGGATGTCAGATAATGGATTCTTTAGATACACTGGTAAACTAGAATCAATGGATTGCTTGGTTGAAGATTATGTTTATGATGATCTTAACACAACATCTAATCAATTTATTTATTGTGGTATTAATAACTTGTTTGGAGAGATTACTTGGTTCTACCCTACAGCTGCTTCTAATGTTAACACTAGATCGGTTACGTATAGTTATTTAGATTCAACAGCTAAACGACCTATATGGTTTACAAACGACAGTGCATTATTTACTAGAACAACTTGGCAAGATTCTGCAGTATTTGGTTTACCACACGCAACACAATACGATGCAGGCACCGATACTTCTTTTGATGTAGTAGGTAACTCGGATGGTATTACTTATTACTACGAACATGAAACAGGTTTAAATCAAATAAGACTAGGAGCAACAACTGCTATCCCGGCTAACATCACATCTGGTGATTATGATATTACACAAAAAGTTGTAAAAGGTGCTGCTACTAATATGGCTGACCTTAGAGGAGATGGAGAAAATATTATGAGGGTTAGTAGAATTATTCCAGACTTTATTAATCAAAATGGAAATACAATTATACAATTAGATTTAAGAGATTACCCTAGCGAAACTGCAGCAAGTTCTTCACTTGGACCATTTACTATTTCATCAAGCACTACAAAAGTAGATACACGTGCAAGAGCTAGATCAATAGCTCTTACAATATCTAATACAGCGGTTGATACTAGTTGGAAACTAGGAACTTTTAGGTTAGACATACAATCTGGAGGAAGAAGATAATGGCAAAAATAGTACAATCATTAACTAGAGCAAGTGAAGAATATAATGAAGACACATCTCAATCTTTAATTAGGGATTTAGATGCTGTTATTGAGAAACTTAATACTACATTTCAAGAAGAATTAAAACAGGAGATAGAAGCTAGAAGTTTCTTTTTAAATTAATGGCAATAGTAAACCAATACGATTTTGTGGGAATAGATAATAATACTACCAATGGAGAACTTAATCCTTTTGGTGCAGGGTTTCCTTTAATTAGTGAAACTTATGTTATTAAATCTATTCTTGTTACATCAGCTGGTACCCCCAGTGTGACCGTTACTAATAATGCTTTTACAGCTATTAAAACAATAGGTTTAACAGCAAATATTACAAAAGAATTATTAACCCAACCGCTAATAGTAGTAGGAGGCACAACCCTTACTATTAAAGCAGGTAGCACAGATTCATTTGATTTTGGAGTCAGCTATCTAAACATCAAAAAAGAGGTAACAACATAATGAGTGATCAAGTAATAGAACTAACGCCAAAAGAAATAATAACTACTATTAAAAACAAGAAAACAGGAGAGGTTTATAAGACAGAAGAAGCTTTAAAAGCATCTGGAATACCGGAAGATGATATTCAAAGAGATGTAACTGTTATAATGCCAGCTCTTGATTTAACAGGAAAAACAATATAAACAGATAAACTCAGGAGATATATTATGATGGAAGACAAAAATTCAATAAGAGAATCTATAGACGCAGGCGCACCTAGTATCAAATACGATCAAGGAGATATTAGAATGGGTGGTGGAGAAGAAGATATGAGAGGCAAAGAAATGGCGGCTCAAATATGGGAGCAGATGGAACAGGAACAAAAAGTACAGTTCGGTAGTTTCGATGCTTTTTTTGAAAGTGGTATTTGGAAACAAATTATTCAACAGATGCAAGCAGACCAAAGCGGAGTTGGACCAGGATCTGAGATGATGTCTGAGAATGTTAACATGCAGGAACAAATGCCGGGCGGTGGTATCGCTGATGTTAATATGCAAGAACGAGTTCAGATGAGAGCCAACGGCGGGCTGATGGGTCTATACAATAGGGGCATGTAGTCATGTCTATAATGACTGTTAAAGATTTAAAAAAGAATGCTCCCAAAGGAGAATTTTTAGCTTACATAAATAAAGAAGAAGCAGCCGCGCTTAAACGAGCGGGTGGTTCAGGTCATTTAGTTAATGGTATTCCAAGTTTTGTAGGTAGTGATTATTCAGGAAAAGGTAATGCAAACACTAGTGGTTATCAAGGTGGAATGAGAGGTAAAGGTGGCTATCAAGGAAGCACTGGAGAAACTAATAAAACAAAGTCAGAAGGCGGCAGTGGTACTGGTAATTTTACAAATGCACAAGCTGCAACAGATAAAACTAATAAAAAAATAGCAATTAAAGAAGATATTGCAAAAAGAGAATTAGAAAAACTTAACTATGCACCTAAAAGTGTCTTTGAAAAAATTGGTATTTATAATAATAAGTATAAACAAAAAATGATACAAAAAGCTATTAGAAGAAATAAATATGCTAACTTAAAAGAATTAGAGGCACTTAAACAAAAATCAAGATTTGGTATATTTGGAACTGCTATAGATGCTTTTGACGTTGACCCTGAAACAGATCTATTTGACACAGAATCACCAAGAGAAATAGCGGCACAACTTTCAAAAACAAAAACAGGAATAACAGCTACTCAATCAAAAGCCATAGGTGATTTGCAAAAAGATATAGCAATGGAAAATACTAAAAACATTTCTCAAAATGATTTTAATGAATACATGAACAGAAACAAAAAAACAGTAACAAACGATGATGATCCTGGGGGTGTACAACCTTTGATACCAATAGACTATAACACTGGAGCAGCAACCGTAGAAGCTGTTGAACCTTATAATCAATTTACTTATAACGAAGATGCTTTTGGTCTTGGTGGAGACTCAGCAGATGTAACAAGAGCATCATATAATTTTAATGAAGGTGGTAGAGCTGGTGGTGGGATCATGGGCACTAGAGCAAGAAGAGCTTTTGGTGGTATCATGGACCGAGTAACAGGAAGAAAAGCTTATGGTCTAGGTAGTATATTTAAAAGTGCTAAGAAAGCAGTCAGCGGTGTAGCTAAAGCAGCTAAAAAAGTTTTAAAAAGTGACATAGGTAAGGCAGCGTTGTTATATGCAGGTGGAACCTATCTAGGTGGTACAGCAATGTTTGGTGGTGGTACCGGCGGTGCTGGAACCTTTATGCAAAGACTGGCTAACCCAAGACTTCTTGGAAATTTACTTAAAAATAGTAATAATACTGGACTTTTTAATTTAGCTTCTAGAGCAGGGAGTAGTTTGTTTGGAGAAGATTCTATATTAAAAAAAACTGGAGAATCAATGATAGGTAAAAAAACTGATACCTTTGCAGACAACGCTTTAAGGTTTGCAAAATATGGAACTGGTGCTTATCTTTTAGGTAAAACAAAATTAGGTGAAGCTCCACCAAATGAATTAGATTTGATGACAGCTAGAGTAAACAATAAATTAGTAGATCCTATAACAAATAAGAAATCAGATCCGGCTGCAATGACTGCTACTTTAAACGAGGCTTTAGACAATGCAGGTGGAGACCCAGATAAAATTGCAGCAATAAATAAAGCTTATCGTTTTTTAAACGATCCAAGGTTAAATGATGACGGTGCTAAATCTGTACTTGTAGCTAACGGTGGTAGAATAAGAAGAGCTGAAGGTGGGTTAATGAACCTCGGTGGTATGGAAAAAGATTATAGAGCTGAAGGTGGGTTTGTACCTATTGGAGAGTATGAAAAAAAAGATGACGTTCCAGCAAGACTAAGTGTTAACGAATTTGTGTTTACAGCAGACGCTGTAAGAGGTGCCGGTCAAGGGGACATTGACAAAGGCG